CGTGTTCAAACGGCCACTGGTCAGCGGGACAGGCAGCGTCCCAAGACGCCCCGGCTTTGGAGCAAAAAAGTTATACGCCATCTGAAGTCTCCAAGTTGATCCCAATGGGGGGCAGCAGCCGAAGTGCTACCACCCCCCACCGCGACTTTAGATGTGGCTGTAACGAGCCGTGTCCGTGTAACCCGTGATCGAGCCGTGCGCATTACGCGCCAGACACGCGAGGTTGCCGTACCAGCCATACGTCGTTTCGAACGCATCGCGGCCCGACAACCAACGCCACGGACCCGCGCCCTCGAACTCCACGAAGCCCCAATCCTTCGCATCCACCCACGACAGGGACGGGATGTGCAGGAGGTAGATCGTGCCAGCCGGGACGTAGTAGTCCGTCACGCACGGGATACCACAGATTTCAATGGCCTTGTAGCCACCCTTGATCGTGGTGCCGAACTCGCCAGCCGTGAAGCGACGCTGGGCGACCATCGACTCCATGAGCTTCTTCGCCAGACCGGGGGTGGTCATGAGGAGGAAGTCCTTGGGCTTCACATTGGCATCCTTGCCAGAACGACCGGCGATCTTCTGGATCAAGTCCCAGATGTCCGATTCGGTCGGCTGCGTAGCATCAGGCGTGTCCGTGCCCGCAACCATACGGGTGGCATCCCAAATGCTGTACGTCGCATTGCTGATGTTGTGCAGCGACGCATAGCCGTTGCCACGGTTGGTGATGCTGATGAGACCGTTCATCGCGCCGTTGAACGACGTATCGCTCGCGGTCGCCTTCACGATCTTGTCCGTTGCGGCCATGCCCGTGATGGCCGTGCCCAGCGTCAGCGTGGCGTTGTCGCCGCTGTTGCTGATGGCCGTGATGGCCGAACGACCCAGCACTGCGTCCGACGCCGACGTATCCAGCACCGCAATGTAGTCGCCCACCGACAACAGCAACGAACCCTGACCCGAGCTGGCAATGCCGTAGGGCGAGGACACGATGATAGAGGTCGTAGACGAAACAGTGCCGATCAAGGCCACCACGCCATCGGCCTTGTTATGCAGCGCCTGCTGCATGAGGAGCATCGAAGCGTCCTTGATTTCTTCCATCGTCTTGCTGGCGATGGTCGTGAAGGCCGCATCCTTGGACTGCGTACCGACGAACGCCAGACCGTCAACCTGACGGGTGGTGTACGCACGGACGATGCCCACATTGGCCTGCACTTCAGTCGCCGTCGTGTCGGGCGGGAAGTAACCAGAGGCCGAGAACGTCGCGCCAGCCGGTCGGCCAGTCACTACGTCAAAGAACACGTTGTTACCGCCCCAACGCATATTGCGGGGGCCACCAGAGCGGCCCTTCTCCAACTGCGCGAGGAGAGGAGTGACAAGGTTCTGCACCTTCTCACGGAACTGCGAGTACACGTTCTTTAGGAGGCCGGTTAGTTCGGCATCCGTAATCAGAGTGGGATTAGCCACGGGTCACCTCTAAGAAAGTATTAACGGAATGACGACAACGCCGTACTCAACGCACTGGCGACGGCATCGTCTACGGTGTTCCCCGCATAGGCTTTCGGCTTGCCAGACGGCTTGCCTGCATTGCCAACGGGGAGGGTCTTTTGTCCTACAACGCGCTTGGCCTTCTGTGCCTCAACGCGAGCCTTATCCCGTTCCGCCAACGCCTTCTGTGTTTCCCGTTGCGGGGCAGAGGTGGTTGACTGTGAGCGGCGACCGTGCTGCGCTTGTGCCCATACGGCTAAATCGTCGAGGATGTACTGTCGGATCGCATCGTAGCGTGACGCTGGGATATACGCCTCTCCGTTGGGAGCGCGTTCAACGTGCGCGTACATAGCCATCTGAAACTTATTTTCGAGTTCTCCCATGGGAATAGATGGCAGTGCCTCAGCAATCATGCTAAGGGCTGGCATCACTTCATTCCCGTAAAAGACCTCGCCCTTCTCCGCAATCGCGGACATCTGGTGCTGGACACGAATGTCCTGTACCTGCTGTTCTGCGCGAGCGGCCCTGTTTTCCGGCGAGTTCTGTTCGCCGTACGCATCGCGGACAGCCAATAAGAAATCGTCGTCTAACAACAGCTTTTCAATCTGCCCTTCTCGTTCCGACAGCAGCGCGGCAAGCTCCTCGCGCTCTTGATAGACCTGTTGAGACAGTTGCTCAACTTGCTGGACCTTCTGCTCCCGATCTTGGTTGTACACGCCCCACTGGGCCAGCTTGACCACCTGATCCAAACGGTCACTCCGCATCTTCCCGTTGGCCTTGTACTCGACCATCAAGTTCGGGACTTCGACTTCTCCATCTGCATCGTAGAGGGCAAACTCTGTCGCCAGATCATCCGTGACCGTGGGAACGGCCACATAGCCTTCTGGCATATCGACGGGCGCATCAGCGTCTTCTGATTTGTCAGAGGAGCCTACGCCCTCTCCGTCACTGTCTTCACCCTCTTCTGCATTTGGAGCCAGTCCCTCTTCCGCTTCCTCCGCCGCCGCACTGTTGTCCTGCTGCGGTGGGAGGGCGGAGGCGACGGCACTGGAAATAGCTTCACCGATGTCCATGCAACGATCCTATTGCTGTCGGGATAAGATGTCAGCTTGCTGTGCGGCCTGCTCTGCCTCTGGGATGCCAGCCAAATTCTGTTGAAGGAGGTTGGTAATCCCAATGGGCGGGTTGCCACTGGCAAGCGGTAACTGTCCCGGTGTGATATTTGGTACACTGGCTGCGGGGGGTCCGCCGTCTGGGCCAGCGCCAGCAGGAGCGGGGCCACCTTGCGGCGGTCCTCCTCCTTGTTTCTGCCCTGCTTGATTGGCGAGCGCCGTCCACCGCTCCATCGCGGCAGCAATGATCGACGGCTCTACGTCGTCTTGCAGCAGCAGTTCCCGCTGCAACACATCTTGGTGAATACTCTCGTCATCGACCCACCGCATCTCGGGCACGGGCGTCTGCATCCGAATGGCGTCTGCCACCCGCTTGGCCCGTGCTTCTTGATCGGAGTCGGGCGTGGAGATGTCCCCCGCCACGGCAAACATCTGGCGACGGCGGTATTCCTTCATGTCGATCACGCCCGTCTGGAGCCAGTTGTCGAGCATGTACATGCGGAACGCCAGCGGCATCGGCATCATCGTCGCCGCTTCCACCTTCACATCACTCTGCCCGTCAAAGTCCGACGACGACACGGCACGGGCGAGGTCAGGACGACCCTTCCCAACTGCGCCAAGCGAGCGGGGCATATCATAGCCCCACGACATGCCCGCCAGCGTGATCTTGCCCCAGTCGGTGAAGGCCATCGCTAAGGCATTGACGCCGGGGCTAAAGACCCGCTCCAACTGTTCACGGCTGGCAATAATCGCACGGCCCGATTCGCCCGTTACCTGCCCACGGCTGACCGAGTTGTAGCCCGAGGCGTTTTCAAACGCCCCCTTCTCCAACGCGAGGGCTTCTTTGACATCGTTGCCGACACTAAACCCATTGACGGGCTGGATGCTGTCTGACATCGGACCTGCGCCACGAATTTCGATCATAGACGTGACGCCGCCCATGAAGGTTTCGGTCGCAATGGCGTTGGGCCGTGTCAGGAATCGACCACCCGCGTTGACACGGATGTTCTCAACCCACTTTGACAACAACGCATTGATCCGCATCTGGTGATCTATCCATTGCTCCATGACGGGGCGCGGATAGTAACTGGGGTCGCTGGAACCGTCGCGTACTGGGACCAGTGGAATCGTGTTCCACAGAAGGGGTGAGGGTCCGAACACGACTTCATCGCCAACGACCACCATCTGCAAGCCTTCGGGCAGCACATCGGGGTGCGGCTGGAGATAGACCGTGAACCGTTCCGTCACATCCTCATCCCGCAACCGCTGGCCTTCGCCAATCGTGGTTTGCGAGAGCACCCATGCGCCAATCCCTTCACTCCCGCTGTACGTCGGGCCATTGCTGGTGGACAGCATTGTGTTGGCGGCGTCCAATCCCGTCACGCCATACCGATACGCTGCCTCACTCCGAGAAATCACTTCGCGGACAATGACCCAATGCGGCTTCTGGGTCGCGGTCGCGTTTGGCGAGACACGAACCTGCTCCACCCGAAGCGTTTGACAGCCAATATCGCCCATCGGCTTCTTCTGCCCAGCCTGTTCCCCCATCCGCTCGTCCCACGGGCCACGATTCGGGTCCCAGTACTCGTGCCAGAAGGAAATGCCGTCCGTTTGCGCCCAGAAGCTCGCTTCTCTCGCCATACGCTGCATCTCTTGCTGCTCATACTGGTACTCCAGCGCCATCTGTTGGGCTTGCGCCTTCCGACGATCTTCGGGGTCTTGCGTGACGGGCGTGACGGAGAAGCCGGGCTTCTGATCCATCAGAATCTGCAACCGCTGATCCAACGCTTTATCGACCATGTTGTACACGACACGGGCGGCATCACGCGGACGCGCCGGTTCCCGCCACGGACCCATGCCGTTGGCCGAAATCCACTGCTGCCCTGCACGGAAGAGGCGGTTCCGCTCGACGAGGTGCAAATGCATCTGCACGGCTTCACGGCGGCTGTCCCACAACCCGCGACACCACGACGCCCACGCGGAGGGGTCGATGTCGTCGCCGTCGTCCGCAGCGGGGAAGTCGTAGCCATACAACGCCCGCCGCAAACTCGCATCATTCTCAGATACGGTGCTGGTGTTGTTCGACGGCGGGTTGGGCGCGACCTTCTCGTTCGGGCCAAGCGGATTGTTCGACAACCCTTCCATCGCCCGAAGCATCTCCGTTTCGAGGAT